AGTCTTGCTTTTTGCTTGACTATTATAGTATAATATGATATGTAAAATTTTTAGTACGCTCTGGAGTTTTGGGTTTGAAACCTGAAAATGGCTTACCTAAGCGCTTGACTTTTGAAACGTGTCGTGTAGAAGCACTTCCACGACACGCCTGTAACAAAAAGCAAAATAAATTAATATCTTGCTTTGATTTTGTATGCGCTATCTATTTTAAACAAAACTCATTTAAAAATTTAAGATAAGCCTCTCTTCGGTATGTTTCCTCTATTGTCTCCCAATAGGCGTCGATAATAATTTCCTGTAAATTATGAGGTAGGCCCTCAAAATGTTCTCGCGCCCGTGCAATGGGTAGAATGTACGCTCTACCGGTTGTATGAGGTAGGACGTCCATGTACGCATTCATATAAATTACACGGAATACATCCTTATCTTCCACTTCAAAATCATAATCTACTTCTCCGCTTTTACCTGAATAAAAAATGTACTTAATTGTTCGCATTATGTACCCTTCCTTTATCTTTCTATACTAATTATAACACATCTTTAAGGTTTTTTCAACCCTTTTGAGTAAAAGATTTTAACGTGTCGTGGAAAAGTTTTGATTTTGCCATTAAATTGATTAAAACCTTGATATTGCCATTAAATTGATTAAAACCTTGATATTGCCATTAAATTGAATAAAACCTTGATATTGCCATTAAATTGATTAAAACCTTGATATTGCCATCGTATCGTGGAAAAGTTTTGATTTTGCCATTAAATTGAATAAACTTTGATTTTGCCATAAATTAAAACCTCTCCACGACACGCTTACTATAAAGAAAAAACTTAGTTTAAAACTAAGCCGTTCCTTGTGTTTTTCATAGAGTGATATTTGAAAGTATAGGTTTTGCCTTTTGCTGTAATTTTAAAACTATTATCAAGTTCAGAAGTAAGGAATAATTTTTTTAATGGTTTGGTTTCATTATAGCCTAACTTTATACACTCATTTAAAATATCAAGTTCAATGCGGCAATCTTGCAGGCCCATGTGTTGCTCTTTAAACTCCGTTTTGCCTGTAATTGCTTGATAAGTGCACTCCGCGTTAGTTCGCATGTAGCCCTTTGGTGTTACTTTTTTATGTTTATTTGCAAAGTCTTTATATTGTCTTGTCTTGTGTATGTAGTGAGACGCAATACTTTGAATGTCAATCCAATTTTTAATAGGGTTTGCTTTTTTAAAATAATCGCTATTGAAACGCATAACACTTTTATCAAAAGGTGAATTGTAAGCAAAAACAAAATCAATTTTATGCTTTTTTATTTGAGTCTTAATACGCTGAAAAATGCGCCCTATGTGCTTCCTTTTCATTTTGTGCGCTTTAAGGCTCTGAACGTATAAAGGACGCTTATTTGCATAGTATGCTGTTTCAAAGAGCATTTTATTATCGTATACTTGTTTAACCGCATAATGCTCACTATCAATTTCTACATATCGCCCGCTTTTTAGTTCCGCAATAATAAAACCTATATCGTATGCGTAACGCTTTTCAAGTCCAATTGTTTCAGTATCAAGTACCATGATTTTTTTAGGTAGTAACATTAAATATCATCCTTTTAAATTTTTATGGTTTTGTTTATCTTTCTATACTAATTATAACATGCTCCTGTTTCTTTGTCAAGCCTTTAAACAATTAATTTTAATTTCTTTTGAGCGCCTTTCTCTCAACCTCTATACTAATTATAGCATGATATAAGACTTTTTACAATAGGTGAAAACGCTTTCATTTTAGGAATAAAAGCGTGTCGTGGAGAAGGGTTCACATTTAGGCGTGTCGTGGAGAAGCATTTCCACGACACGGGTAACACGATAAAAAAAAGGGCTTTCGCCCTTTAATTATTAATCAAACAATTTGATTTCTTGTTCTGGTTCCTTATGTTTCATACTTGATTTGGTGCTTTTGTATTCAGGTGCGAGAGTGGTTACACTACCACTGATTTCAAAGTAGATGGGGTCCTCTGTTTGCTCATCATTTGCGATTTGAATAGCAAGCGTTTTTCTTGCAGTTTCTACAACCTCAAGTCCGGTTGCATTTTCTACGGCGGTTTTTGCCATTTTCATGCTTTGCTCTTTCATTTTGTTTCTTACGCTCACTTTTGGGTTCCCTTTGACATTTGTAAAATCTACTAGTTTCAAAATAATCACTTTCCTTTTCTATATTTTTTATTTTTGATTATACTTAATTATAACATGCTTTTTGTTACTTGTCAAGAGTTTTTACGATTTTTCCTTCTCAGTCGCATATGTAAATAATCATCCTGTTCTTTTTCTTTAACTTTTCTTGATTGATTGTAGGCCGATTTGGCGTGTTTTTTACGTTGTTTACGATTTTTCATTTTAAGTTCTTGTTCCTTTGCGTACGCTTCAGTTTCATGCACTGTATCAAAATCAAATGATTTGATTTTAATATCAATAGTTGCAGGTATAGAGCCCTCATGTGAGTTAGGTAATTCAAGCACGATGCCTTCCTTGTTCATGCCTACCGCAATCTTCATGTCTTTAAAATCAGCGAGTAAAGCGTTCATGATATCAGTTTTCAATTTACGGTGTTCAGTTTGCTTGATTTTTTCGCCTTTTTTAGTTGTAGTAATAGTAAACTTTTTACTCTCTACCTTTTTTAAAATAGTCTTAAAATGCTCCATTTGTTTTACCTCCTTTTTCTCAACCTCTATACTAATTATAACACGATATTAACAATTTGTCAATGGTTTTAGTGAATTAATTTTAATTTCTTTTGAGCGCCTTTCTCTCAACCTCTATACTAATTATAACACGATATTAACAAGTTGTCAACGGTTTTAGTGAATTAATTTCAATCTCTTTTGAACGCCTTTCTCTCAACCTCTATACTAATTATAGCACGATATAAGACTTTTTACAATAGGTGAAAACGCTTTCATTTAGGAATAAAAGCGTGTCGTGGAACGATTTTTTGTTGCTTTTTTCTTGACATTATGATTTGCGTCTGGTATTTTTTATAAAGATTATAACAAGGCATATAACCGTGTCGTGGAAATGCCCCTCCACGACACACTTAAATATAAACCCTCTCCACGACACGCCTATAAAATAAAAAAAAGAGCGGTGGAGGCTCGCATATTCCACGCTTTAAGTTTAATTAAGTCCTTGAACACTCCTTTTAATATAAATGATAGGCGCCTTTGTACGCATAGGTAGCGCCCTTGAGAGACCTTATAGCGTCTTAGTCTCAACCTTACAACTAATTATAACATGCTCCTACTTCTTTGTCAAGCCTTTAAGCAATTCTTTTTGTAATTCTTTTGTTACTTTTTGCTTTTTGGCTCTCTTGTCTTTCAAGAAAAACACCTCTTTTTGAATATTAAGGTGGCCTACCACAACCACCTTACATATATATTATAACACAATTATTATTGTTTGTCAAATCTTTTTTTACCGCGTTATAAAGACTATTAGTACTCACATTCTCAAAGTGTTTAGATAAATATTACCGCCATCGCGATTTGATACATATTACCGCCACCGCGATTTGCTACGATAGTTTGTTCTATGCATTCCCCGCTTTTTTCCGTAACAATAAAAACGTCGCTGTGCCTTATTGCTCTAATGTAGTCATAGGCGCTTTTAAAATCTTTAAATTCTATTCCAAATTCCGTGGAGCCTTGCTCACTTATTCTGTGTGCTGTTACCATATCTAACATCTCCTTTTATCTTTCTATACTAATTATAACATGTTCCTGTTTCTTTGTCAAATGTTTTTTATCGCCACCACGATTTGATACATATTACCGCCACCGCGATTTGCTACGATAGTTTGTTCTATGCATTTCTCGCTTTTTTCCGTAACAATAAAAATGTCCCTGTGCCTTATTGCTCTAATGTAGTCATAGGCGCTTTTAAAATCTTTAAATTCTATTCCAAATTCCGTGGAGCCTTGCTCACTTATTCTGTGTGCTGTTACCATACTGTGTGCTGTTACCATATCTAACATCTCCTTTTATCTTTCTATACTAATTATAACATGCTCCTGTTTCTTTGTCAAGCCTTTAAACAATTAATTTTAATTTCTTTTGTACCGCTTTCTCTCAACCTCTATACTAATTATAACACGATATAAGACTTTTTACAATAGGCGAAAACGCTTTCATTTTGAGGAATAAGCGTGTCGTGGAAATGCTCCTCCACGATACGATAACACAAAGCGTGTCGTGGAGCAAACAAAAAAAGACACTTGGCTATACCAAGTGTCCGTATTTTTCTTCGAGTTTTTCAAGAGCTTTGCGGTGTCTATCAGCCCTAATACAGTCGCGCCCTTTGGCGTTTTCGTACGCGTTTTTCCTGAGCCTAATAATTACTTTCCAGTTTTCTTTAGTTCTTTTCATTTCCATGTGTAAATCACTCCTATAGATTTTTTGGTTTCTTTATCTTATATACATATTATAACACGCAATCAATGGTATGTCAACACTTAAATTAATTTAATTTTTTGGCTCCTTTATCTTTCTAACTTAATTATAACACGTAATCAATGGTATGTCAACACTTAAATTAATTTAATTTTTCTTTGCTTTTTCCTTGACAAAGTATATAATCTGTGGTATAACGATACCTCTATAACACAGGTTACACATTATATATGTAAACGCTTACATACCCTGCTCATGTAAACGCTTACATACCTGCACGACACACTATAATGTAAACGCTTACATACCCTGCTCATGTAAACGCTTACATACCTGCACGACACATCATAATGTAAACGCTTACACGGCACACATCATAATGTAAACGCTTACATACCTGCACGACACACTATAATGTAACCGCTTACATAACATACTATAATGTAACCGCTTACATAACATACTATAATGTAAACGCTTACATAACATACTATAATGTAAACGCTTACATAACACACTATAATGTAACCGCTTACATACCTGCACGACACTATAATGTAACCGCTTACACGGCACACATCATAATGTAACCGCTTACATACCTGCACGACACACTATAATGTAAACGCTTACATACCCTGCTCATGTAAACGCTTACATACCTGCACGACACATCATAATGTAAACGCTTACACGGCACACATCATAATGTAACCGCTTACATACCTGCACGACACACTACAATGTAACCGCTTACACGGCACACATTATAATGTGAGCGCTTACATAACACACTATAATGTAACCGCTTACACGGCACACATTATAATGTAACCGCTTACATAACACACTACAATGTAACCGCTTACATAACACACTATAATGTAACCGCTTACATACCTACACGACTAAATAAAAAATGTTGTCTTTCAGTCTCCTGAAGCACACACGCATTAGATACCCGCATAAGCGCATACAAAGCACCTGATGATACTATGTACTGTATGCACTACATAAGCGCACACAAGGCAAAAAAAATAAGGCTTACGCCTTATTTAGTTTTTTAGTGATATAGTGAGGCTTTAAATTATTTTCCACAATCAATTTTTTAACAAGTCCCAATGTCAATTGCATTCCGTTGCGTCTACTCTTTTTCATCCGGCCAACGCTATCAATTACAATTTGTTTTTTCAAGTAATAAACTTTTTTATCCGGTAGTGCTATAAGAACACCGCTAATTTTGCTTATATCATGCCAACCGTTAGGGTATGAGTTATAACATGTAAATGCTTTGATTTCGTTGTAACTCATCTTATCGAGGTCTTTTTCAAAAGGGCTTGAGTAGTCTACTACTTTACCACCGTTTAATTGAGATTTTATAACGCACTCAACTAAGTCACCGACGTTTTTTGAACCGTTGCGGGTTAGGCGGATGCCCAATCGGTTAATTCTTGGTAGTGTTCTAAGATAAGCAAGTGCGGTGTTTACTCTCATGATAGCGTTACGGTTCCGTGGTTTGCGTTGTTTTTGTTGTTCAAGTTCGGTAATAAAGTCAATCTCTAATTTTGCAATAGTACCATACTCAACTTGTTTCGTGGTAGTGTGTTTCATAAGATATCATCCCTTTAAAGTTTTTCAAGTAAGTCAATAACTTAACTTGATAATACCATTATAGCACACTGAAAAATAGTGTCAACAATTTTATGCAAAAAAAAGAAATCTCTTTTTTGTAACTCTAATAACGGCTTTGGTAAGGCTCCTGAAAGATAAAGATTTTTATAATATTCTTTGTGTATCGTTTAAGCATACGCATGCATGCGGATACCCTCCCGCATGCCTGAATCTCCACGCAAGCGGGAGGGTACAAATCTGAAAAGGCTCATTAATTTTCTTCTTATGGCTCTGTGTGGTCGAAAAATAGTTTATGTCGAAAATTGAAAATGACACGCTCAGCTAAAAACCCCATATATATAAAAAAAGGGATCCAAAGACCCCAAATCAACCTCATTATACCCACTTTCAAAAAACTACTGCTATATTTCTAGATTATCACCCAATACCTCATTATAAAGCTGAACACTATTTTCACTAACAAACTGCCTTCTAACAAAAATGCCATCATTATATCTTATAAACAATATTTTCTGGTCTTTAATTCCCCATTCTAAAGCCATATTGTATTATCAGGAGCAATATATTCTAATTCAAGTTTAAGTCTATTTACTCCAATAAAGTAAACAACTTCCATTTTTCAAAGTTAACACTTACTTCCTTATACTTATTACTACTTCTTGAGTTTGAACAATTTACACCATTCCTATACTTAATATAAGTATCATAAATAAATAACTCACTATAACCTTCTTCATTATTTTGTCTCCTTAATATTTCTTATTCGTATCATTGTTCCACATGCACTACATGTTTGTATTCTTGGTTCACTTGTTAATGAGCTCGCAGGTTGGCCGCAATAAGGGCAAGCATATCGAAGCATATTACCTTTCTTATTAGCAGAAACCATTCGTATTAAGAATTTGTTGAATTTACCCATTTTTATCACCTCGGTTTGAAAGATACATTAGAAATGATGTTCCTAATAGGTAACCCGTCATTACGAAAAAATTGTGCGCGCCACTTGTTCCGGCATAGTACATAAGATATGATATAAATGAGGCCACTAAAAATAGCCAAGCTACCAATAGTAAGATTAATTTAAATTTATAAATTTTCGAGCACCTCCATTGCATAACTTATAAGAGATGCAACAATTATTATTAGCAATATAAACATCACGACAGGTACATGCAGTCCAATCATTATGGTAAAAAATATAATTATAAATGCTAAAATAAATTTTGTAAAATAGTCCATAATGATCACCTATATATTTAGATTTTTTATTACCCTATCTTCTTTGTAGCTATAATTTGTAAAATCTTTGATAATTTCTTTTTTGTAGGAATACTTGTCTATTTTAGTTACTACGTTTAGTTCTGTGTGTGGTGTGGTTATTAAGATAGGACGTTTTGCCTCATTTATTTTTCTAAACTCAGAATTGAGTTTTTCAATTATTTTTTTGTTTAGAGTATTTACGATGTAGTAATATCTAGATTTTGTTTTTGTTAGTTGTAGTCGTTCATTCATATTATCACCTAATTGGTGCTATAACCATAAATTTTTGCACCAAAGTATTTCATTCAATAGTTTTCTCGTTCTTTTAATTTTGTGCGGTCGACTTCTTCAATCATTTCATATTTAAAGTTTTCTATTCCCTCTTGAAGCATTTCAGTATATAATTTTTTCTTTGTAGTGTTTGATGCGCCTAACCCCGCTTTGGTGTGTTGTTTGATGCGGTTAGCTATATCAACCGTCTTACCAACGTAACACTTTCCAGAAGGCATATGAGTTATTTTATAAATGCCACTTATTTTGCGGCCGTTCGTTAGGCGATTGGTCAAATCTTTAACTGGCTCGCGATAGTACATGTCATATATTGCTTTTCTTAAAGGTAACTCATTTTTAATTTTTGGTAAAACTTTTTTAAGTTCCTCAATTTCTGATATATCTTCAGAAGATATTTGAATTTTATAAAAATCTTCTTTATTTTGCTCTTCATATTCTCTAATGCGGGCGTTTATTGCGGCCTGCTCTTTACTTCGTAGGTCTTTTAACTGATTCTCAATTGATTCTTTTTCTTCTGAAAGAGAATTTCGCTTTTCTTCTAAATCTTTTTGAATTGTATTAACTTGGTTTTCATAAGTTTTCTTTAGTTTATCAACATTATCATTAACAATTTGTTTTGCTTCTGCAGTTCTTTGTTCTTTATATTTTTGTGTCTCTTCTTCAATATCTTGATTTAATCTATTTCTAAGTTTATTGGTTTCTTCAATTGCCTCATTCATTCACTGTTTTTCTAATTGATTAACTTTTCTTTCTTGCTCTTGAAGTTCTTTTTGAAACTCTTGTTTTTGATTATTAAATTCTTTCTTCTGTTGCTCTTTCTTGTTACGAAAATTTTCATCTAGTTTGCGATTGAGTTCTTTAGATTTATATTTAGTAATAATATCGACTATTTTGTTACTACGCCATAAGCTTAATAATAATATTGTAAAAAGGAGAAATATAATAATAGTCGATATTACTACAGAAATAATTATTTTCATTTACTATTCTTTTGTTTGTGTTTGAGCTTTTTCATCGCTTTCTGATTCAGAATTTTCATCTTCTGTGTTTTGTTTCACAAATTGTTCCACTACTTGCATAATTACATTAATTACTTGAATAGATATTTCTGCTCGCACTGTTTTTAGAGTAGTTGTCTCTGTTGTTTGATTGTATCCTTGTGTGTGTGCTAGTGTTTTTAGTATATAGTTTGGCTGCACATTACCTTCTTCATCAGTTTTAGTATTACGAACAATTACAAATTTTTGATTCGTTACTTCTTCTTGATTTACGGTATGATTTGTTAAAGTGACCATAATTTCTTCGTTTAAATCAACATCAGTAACAGTTGCTTGAATTTGGTAAAAATTTTGTTCTCCAAATATTCGATCTACATATCCTTTTAATTCTTGATTTAACCTATTTTTTTCGTTTGTGATTTGTTCTTTTAACTTGTTCATGTTATTCAACTCCTATTTTTTTTATTTTTTCTTCTATATAATTATAGATGATTACTACTTTTTGCGGGTACTGTTTTGCTATATTAATTGCATTTTTAGTTCCAGCAGACTCTCCATCTCAGAAGGCAATTATTATATCGCTGGAAATTACTATATTTTCATTGCGAATTATTGGTGCGGCCCTTCGACTAGCTGAATAGTTTGGATAATATATTGTTATTGGATAACCTTCATTTTTAGCAAAGTTATGGCCCAGTGTATCCGCACCTTTTTCTCCGCCTGAAACAAAATGAGGTTCTTCTATAAAATATTTGTTTAAAACCGCTTCAACTAATTCTTTTAATGTTTTATAATCTTTGAATGTTTTTGAACCAATTAATGCAATGTATTTATTCAAATTTTCAGCTCCTAAAATTTATTTGTTTATTTGTTTATTTGTTTATTTGTTTATTTGTTTTTCTTTTCTTCCTCAACCTCTATAATAATTATATCAAATTTTTTGCAAGAAGTCAATTTTTAATTAGACCCGTTTATTTTGGTATTAACTACTGTGTACGTAGTTGCATTCCCGAATTAGGAGATTATGAGAATGTATGATATAATATATATAGGATGAGAAATATAATTAAGGGGGAGTATATATGAGTAAAAAATGCCCTGTTTGTAATCAGCAGTCAGAGCTAGTCTATTCAAACAATCCTTTAGCCCAACCTATTTGTTATGATTGTGCTGAAGATATGATAGATTCTAACAATCTAGAACATGCTGATTTTTTCTGTAGAACGTATAATATACCTTTTAATCCAGATAAATGAATAAAAATGATAGAAAAAGATGAAGACAATGTTATTAGAAGTTATATAAAATACTATGTAGAAATAGATGAAAACCCTAAATATACAACTTCAACTAGAGATGTTTGAAAGAAAGCAAATAAAGAATGAGAAAGAACTATTACGCATTCTCAACTGTTAGAAAATATGGAAGCAGTTAAGAAAGACTTTGTAAAACGCGGAGAAGTTAAGTGAGGACCTGATTATACTTTTGAAGAATTAATTCAATTAGAGAATTTATTTTCGACAACTATTGCGGCCTTTGATATTAACAATCCGATGCAAATCGACTCAATTAAAAAAGTTTGTAAGCTTTCAGTAATGATTGACAAATCTGTGCAAGAGAAAAATATTAAAAAAATTAAAGACCTTTCTGAGTCTTATAATAAATTTATTAAAACAGCTAAAATCGATGAAATGATTGAGTCTTCACAAGGAGATGTTTTAAGAACTGTTGCTGATTTGGCAAACTATATAGAAAAAGAAGGTTTTGAATTTGAATATTATGATAATTACGAAAGAGATGTAGTTGATACTACAATTAATGATATTAAAGAGTATTTAAGAACATTGGTGTTAGAGTCAACTGGTCTTGAACAAACTCTTGAAACAATTAAAAGAGGTTACGAGAAAAAGAAGCACGATGACGCAAATGAAAAGGCTACTGAGGAATTTTCTCTTGAGGATGCTTATTCACAAGCTAAAGAAGATTTTAATGAGGAAATAGACAACGAGTTAGACAGTGAAGGCATCACTGATGAAGACCTTGAGTAAAAGTATATCAGAAGTAAATGAAATGCCTATTGAAATTAATGATTATATTGAGTTCTTAAATGATACGGATGAAACTAGAGATAAAATGGTAACTAAAAACCGTATTGATAAAAATATGGACAAATGAGTTGAAACAATTAATATGTTTCTAGTCTATCCAGATAAATTAGTTGATATGATGGTTGCTGAAGAATCTACTTTTAATTTATTCTTTGCACAAAGAATAACATTAAGAGCAATGGCAAGACATAGACAGTCTTTTCACACTTATTCACGTGGTTTTTCAAAATCATTCCTCGCTTTTTTATCAAGATATATATTTACAATGTTAACACCAAGACATAGATCGTTTATTGTTGCAGGCAGTAAAAAACAGGCCGCACAGATTGCTAAAGAAAAAGTTGAAGGTGATTTATGGGTTAAGTTCCCGCTATTGGAAAATGAAATGCAAAAAACACGTAGAGGCGGACAAGTTAAAAACGCTTATGTGCTAGGCGGTGACTATGCTGAATTTAGATTTACGCATGGTGGGGTATTCGACGTTGTAGGTTCAGGATCTGGTGTTCGTGGTGGACGTAGACACTCAGGTATTTTTGAAGAGGTTATTGACCACGATCCAAGAGAAATTAATGAGCGTATTATTCCGCTAATGAATAAAGAAAGAGAAACTCATTTCGGAAAAATTAATCCAAATGAGCCCCATAGTAGTAAAATATTCGTCACAACTGCTGGTTATCAAGGAACATTCGCTTATGAAAAATTATTGGAAACTGTATGTTATTCGGTTATTGATCCCGATAAATATATGGTATTAGGCGGCTCTTATGAAATACCACTAAGACATGGCCTGCTTGATGCTCAACAAATGAGAGAAAATATATCATCTCCAAGTTTTGATGATGACTCAATTGATAGAGAGTATCGTTCTAAATGAAGTGGTTCACCAGTAGGGGCAGCATTTACAACTAATAGAATTGAAGATTTAAGAAAAGTTATTAGAGCTGAAAGAAGAGCCAGAAGCAGAGATGACGGTTCATTTTATGTGGTTAGCGCCGATATGGCGAAAGATGGTTCAGCAAATACAGCTGTAGTAGTATATAGGGTTTTACCAAAAGACTATTCATTTGTTTACACAACCGTAAACATGTTTGAAGTAAAAAGTACAAATTATGAGCAAGTATCATTAGAATTGAAAAAAGCAATTGAAGATTATAATGTTAGAATTTTCATTTATGATGCTAACGGTATTGGCGCCGCACTTAGGGATTGGCTTAATAAAGACCAATTTGACGAAACTTCAAATCAAGTTATTCCGGCTTTAGGAATTATAAACCCTCCTGAAAGTTCTAAAAGTGATATTAAGAAAACCAAGAAAGATAGAGAGTTATGTTATGAAATTAAAGCAAGCGGGCAAACTGCTGGTAATATTCATAAAATATTCTTTTCTAAAATTGGTTCAGGCAGTGTAAGGTTTTTAATTAAAAGCGCAGCTGCAGTTGAAAAATATCAACAATACAAAAATTTCTTATCTGCTTCTTCTGCTAAGAAGAAACAGAAGTTAAAACCATACTTTGTTATGGATAAATTACAAGAAGAAATGAGAAACTTAGATGTAGTTGATGTTAGCGATAATGTAAATCCAAACCAGTTAAAAGTAAAAAGAAGAAGTAGTAAAATACAAAAAGACTTCTTTTCCGCAGCTGAATATGGAATTTATGCAGTTCATAATTATATAGAAGTACCTTATTATACTAAAAAACAAAGAAAGAAACGAAATGTAGCAGATTACATAATGCATTCTAACTAGGAGGTGAAGTAATGGCAGATGAAATTAAAAATGAAACTTCACATCACATAGAGAGAAAAGTTGGAAGTTTTAGAAATTATTCTAAGAAAATGAATAAAGTTTATTCCGGAGAAAGAAGATTAGGGAATAAAATGGAACATACAACAATTAGTAGAAGATATTTTAATATAAATACTAAAAATGATTTAGAAAAACTCCTGGAAAGGGCATATACAAATTCTGTAGATGCGGCTGATGTATCATCTACACTTGCTAGTTTAGACGCAAACTATAGTAAGATTATCTCATATTTTGCGGATATGTTTTATACTAGATATACTGTTTTACCAATTTTACTAGACAAGACGAAAGATGTGCAAAGTGAAGAATATATGGAAAAATATAATAATATGATAGAGTCAGTTGATGGAATGAATTTAGAAAGTTTAGTCCCTGAGATTTTAAAGGAATTATTTATTAAAGGTTCTGTTTATTTTTACGGACAGAAAACCACTTCTAGCAACACAGTTTCAGTATTGATTTTACCAAATGAATATTGTAGAACCATTTATAAAACAAATCAAGGTACAAAAGCTATTGAATTTGATACATCATATTTTGATCAATTTATGAAAGAAGATAGAGAAAAAGTCTTTGGAATATTTCCAAAAGAATTTAAAAAAATATTCGATGAAAATGTGGCAGATAGAGCAACAAATAGGTGAATGCCTTTAGAACCTCGCCATGCAAGTTCTTTATATGTAAATGACGCAGAAATGCCGCCATTTTTAAAAGCATTAGAGGGAATACTTGAATATGAAGGTTTTAGAGCAAATGAATTAAAACACAGTGATAATAAATTGAAAAGCATTTTAATTCATAGAATCCCAATTTATGAAGATATGCCAATATTTGAAGTTGAAGAGGTAGCGTCTATTCAAGGGGCTATTAACAAAATCACCAAGAGACATGATGGCTTAGAAACAATTACAACATTTGGCGAGTCTGAGCTAATAAGATTACAGGAAGAAAGCTCTGTAGAAAACAAACAAATAGGACAATCGTATAATACTTTATTTAATTCAGCTGGTTTAAACTCAACAATTTTTACAGGTGAAAGTGATAAAGCGTTAGATATAAATCAATCAGCTGATCAAGCTTTTGTTTGAAAGTACTTGACAGAAATAAATACATATATGAATGTTTTGGTTAATAACTTGTATAAAAGCAAGTTCAAACCGTTCCAAGCCGAAATAAGATTGCTTCCAATCACAATTGCTAAAGAAGCAGACCAAGTTAAAACTTATCGTGAAAACGCTAGTTTTGGACTAGGAAGAATGGAAGCAGTAGTATCAACAGGTATTAAGCAAAAACATTTAAGTGACAGAGGCAAATTAGAACATGAACTTGATCTAGATAGTCTATTAAAACCTCTTGCTTCATCGCATACACAAAATGCGGCGAACGAAGGAGACCATGACGATGATAGTGGTCGTAATAATGATATAGATGGTCAAGCTGATGATGACTCAGGAACGGGAGACAATAAAGACAGAGGTGAGGATAATGCAAATTAACACAAGCATTCCCGCAGAGATTCAAAAAATTCCTCACAGTTCTTTCAATGAACAAGCAATAAATGAATTTGTAACGCATTGCAAATTAAAGGTGTTTTATATAGGGGAGACAGCAGATAAAAGAATGTTTACAGAAGACTTTTCAAATAAGTTAATTAAAACATTACCACAAACCCCTGTTGTCGCTCATTATAGTAAAGAGGACGATGACTTTAAAGCCCATCATGCGGAGCAGTCAATTTATGGATATGTTCCAGAATCTTCTGATATTGAATTTAAAGAAGAGGATGGGAATACTTGAGCGTTTACAGATATTGTGTTGTTTACAGGAAGAGAAGATAATATAGGTGAGGTTGCTAATAAAATTATTGGCAAACAACAATCACTTGAATTAGACCCTAATACGATTGATTACAAATTACACAAAGATGGCAAAGGAAGAATTGAAAAAATTGAATTCTTAGATGGGTCATTAAGTGGAATTAGTGTCGTTGGAGATAGTGAAAATCCTGCATTTACTGGTTCTGAATTCTTTACTAATAAAGATGATGAATTTAAAGAAATGTTTAAGAATTTTACTAGTAAAATTGACGACATGTTTAGGAATTCAAGTAAAAATGGAGGTGTAGAAATGAAATTTTTAGAAAATTTCTCTAAGAAGATCACGCCTAAAATGCATAAGTATCTTCAAGACACTTATGATGAACTTCAGGCAGAAGTTATTGAAGAGCTATTTAGTCAAAATGAAAATGCAATGTCAGTCCAAGTTGGAACTGATTTTGTAGTTTATTTAGATTTTAGCGACTATAGCTTTTATAGAGTTAACTACTCAAGAAATGAAGGCGAAGGCGAAGAACCAGACACTATTCAGTTCGATGAACCGGTTTTAGTTAAACCAAGATATCTTACTGAAAGTGAAATTGATGCGGCAGACTCTATTCGCAGTCAAATGTCATTAAAACAAGATGGAGACGGAAAAACACCAGGAGCTGAAGAAGATGACAAAACCACACTTACTGAAAGTGAGTTGGAACAAATTGAAGAAGATCGACAAAAACTCGAAGAATACAAAGCAAAAATCGAAGAGCTAAATACTAGTATTGAAGAAAAAGATACAGTTTTAGACAAGTATAAACTAGAGGAAAAAAGAGAGCTTCTTAAAGAATCAAAAGAATTAGTTAGTGAAGAAGACTTCAAGTCTATTGAAGAAAAAATCGCTGATTATACAACTGAAGATCTTGAGGTAAAACTAGATGTTGCTATTGCTAAAAAAGTAAGAGCAGAAAGAAAGAAAGAAAATAGTGATAACTTTACTCCAAGAAACTTTACAAACAGTACAAAAACTAAAAAAGACAGTTTTGATAAATTCGACAATTTTGTCGAAACATTCAAAGACAAAGAATAAAAAAATAGAGGTGAGAATTAATGAATATTTATGACCTATTACCAGAGTTTAAGGTATTAGAAATAAACAAAATGGTAGCTCTACACAATGCGCATAATATCGCACAAGTACCTACTAAAACACAAACAAAAACAGTCGGTGAAACTAAATTCGTTGAAAACGGATATGTATATTTCCTAGAAGTAGGAGCAGTTAGTGGTGAGCTAGAACTAGTAACACCAACAGACGCGACTTCAAAAGCAACCCCATTCTTAATTTATACAGAGGAACTTTTTGATGGCTATAGTGACGAACTTAGACATTATGCAACTGAGTTTGATGCAGATGATGTTGCCTATGTTAGAGGATTAGCAATATATGTAGGTGATGTATTTACAACAAATAATATAGACGCTATAGCAACAGGGCTTTATTACCTAGCATCTGACGGATCATTTACAAGCACAGAGCCAGACGTATATACTGGTCCCGTTTTTCACGGATTAGCTAGTACACTACCAGACGGAGAAACTGACGCAGTTGAACTAACACTCGTCCGTTTCCAATAATAAGAGGTGAATAATATATGGAATTAAAAACATTAAAACAACACATTAAAAAAGCTGCATCTATGCAACCAAGTGTAGCAAATTTCAGTGATGCGCAAAGTGCTGCTAAAAACGCCCTTATTAAACATTTTGGCTTAGAAGATGCTAGCCTTCGTGATATCAGAGAACACAAATATCAAATTTTTAGAATTATTGAAGAAACTATAGATGAAGCTGTTCCTCAAAACATTAAAAATAGAACAGGTGATTTTTCAGAAATTAGACAATTCGCTAGAGACGAAAGTGTAACTTTCGACATTAAAACCTCTCATAACTCAAAACGTAGAATGTATAAAGCAATTCAACGTGGAGCTAGAGGAGGCTCTTATAGAGCATACAAAGTAGATGGATATAACTTACATATGAAAACTCAAACAGAGTCAGTTGGTTATATGATTACTCTAGAAGATATCCTAACAGGAAATAGAACTATTCAAGAGCTAGTAACAATTCTTGCAGACGCATGAGTTGAGAAAATCTATGTTGAAGTGTTCCAAGCACTTTCTACAGCTGCTGCAGCTGCTCCAGATGTAAATCAAATGACTGATTTATCATTAACTGGTGCGTATAACGAATTAGACAAAATCATTAGCATTATTAAAGCATATGGACAACCAAGAATTTTAGGTTTTTCTAAGCATATTTCACAACTTGATAATTCAGTTGCAAGTGGAAGTATTTACGCAGAAGATGACTTAAATGACATTCGTAATCAAGGGCATGTTGGAAAATACAAAGGAACACCTATTGTAGAGCTTCCTAATTATCTTATTGATGCTACAAATGAAAACTGGTTATTCAGTGAAGATGTTATGTTTATTCTTCCTGCTAATGAAAAACCTGTTAAAGTAGCTTTCCAAGGAGACAGTTATACAAAAGATACAGAACATACTCATGGGGGAGTTCAGTATGATAACCACAGAATGATGGGCGTAACAGTACTGTTTAACAACTCTATTGGTAGCGTAAACTTTTCATAAATAGAAAAATAATAGCCTAGGAGACTTTGCCGGTCTCCTAGAATTATAACTACTTAAGGAGTGGTAAAATGGCAAATTTAAAACAACAAATAAAAATTTATAAAAAAGTACCAGGAACTCTTGCTATGACTTTTAAAGATATTGAGAATTTTCAAAATGAATTAACTTTCTCAATTCCAGCAAAACAAGAATTTAGAAGAATACCAATGAGATATGTGGTAACAATGTTTGAGGTTCCTAATACTCTAGAAGGGTATAAAAAAGGACTTTGGAGCATGGACGAAAATGATAAGGAGCAAGTTTTAGAATACGCAAAAAATGAAGGTCTCTACTTTGAAGAAGATGGGGAACTTGATGAAGCTAGCCAAGAAACAACTTATAGTGCTAAGAAAATTGCGGAATTCCTAAGACTTGGAAGAATGTTTCAAATCAATGAGATTATTGAAAAAAGCAATCGATCACAAAAGTCTCTGCTTGTAACAGTTGCAAGAGAAAACGTTGATAACTTAACAACTAAAATCGTAGATACAATAGAGGAAGGTCTACAGGTCTCAATTAAAGGTGATTAATTATGAAACAATTTGGCTCTTTATATAGTCAAGCGCTAAGTACTTTAAAAAGCAACACTTTAGCAAATATGACAGATGAGGACATCGAATCTTATCTTTTCAATTTGGCTATAAGAGCTATTGCCTCATTTAAATTTCCTAGAGTTTCTTTAGATTTTGAAGATACCGTGGAAGGATACGCCTTTACAGAAGAAGTATCTCAAAAGGAAATAAATGTTTTACTTGCTTACATGAAGATGTATTGATTAGAACAACAAATTGACGATGAGGAGAGGTTTGAAAACCTATATTACGATAAAGATGTTAAAACATTTTCTAGGGGGAATATGTTAAAAGCATTAAAAGATCGCTATGAACTCGCGCAAAAACAAGTAAAAAAAGTAGAATATGATTATTCTAGAACAAGAGATAAAAACGGGATTATTGGATTAGGAAGGATTTACTCTAATGAGTAAGTATTCAGTTTTTAAAAACCGTACCGAGGCAGAAAAAGACTCAAACAAAACCCAAAGATCTTTATTTATCTCAGAATCAGCCTCCTCTACTGAAATTTACCATATAACAGAAGACACATATAAAACAGCAGCATTTGTAAAAGAGCATCGTGAGGGTATGGACCAATCGTTGCTCTTCACATACGCTGATGAAGAGTTGCCCGTTGAAGCAGGGCACTATATAGAAATAAAAGAAAAAACTTATCTCGTATTTATGGAATACAGACATTCAGCTGAAGAATTTTACAAAAAATTTAAGTTAGTTGAGTGTAATGGTGTGATAAAACAAGAAGGAAAAGATGATTTGCCGGCCGCATATTTTGGTAGCTTAAGGTCGTTTATGTCCTTAACGGGCTCAGATACAAATGGAATAAATTTTTCAGAGTCTACTGAAAAGCCTATTTTACTTACTTCTGATAAAGATTTTTTAAGAAAAGATTATAGATTTATGTTTATGGATGATATCTATAAAATTTTAACATCAGATTATAAAAGTAATCCAGGTATAGCTTATTTATCAATTAAAGAAGTGCCTTATAATGAGGTCGTTGATAACGTTGATAGCGCTGGTAATATTCCAAAACCTTCTCAAAACTATTCTTCTGATTCAGTATACGCAGGTGATGAACTAACCGTTAATACAAATAATGGTTATTTCGATACTGACGTTAGAGTGGATATAATTAATAGAACATCAGACCAGGTAACCTTCAAGGTACCGTATGGTGTAGATAATTTAATTGTAGGAACTAAAAATGAATTAGATGAGCTAGCTACAACAGGATATAAGGTTGTGATGTAATGAAAATATTTTTGAAAATAGAAAGAATGATGTCTCAAATAAAAAGGCAAATATTGAAAGATGAAGAAATTAGAAAACTACTGTATTATGGGACTCCAGACGCATTAGAACAAAGCTCTGTTCCCACTCAGGAAGAAATTATTGATTTTATTCATTTAAGCAATTATGTTGATAGAAAACAAAATGAAAATCAAAATGCCTTTATAGTTATATACGTAACTGGTGTTGATATTGCTGATGAAATAGCTGAGACGCAATTCCAAATAGCAGCTTATGCTTGAGAAAACACATCAGTTTTGAATAATGATAAAATTAGAACTTTAAGGTTAATATATAGAATAACAGAAATTCTAGAAGGAAAAAATCTTAATTTCACTGGTAAAATACATTGTTATGGTGCTACGATAGAGGGCTTTGATAATGGGAATATTGTAGGTTATACTAGTACCTGAGGAGTTACAGACGATGATGGATTTAACGAATTATAACCATAATTTGACAGAAGAGGCGCTACTTGTCAATTTACCAATTTTTATAGAGTCTCAAGAAAGAGACATAAAAATAAGAATACCTACCTATAGAGATACATTAGAGCATTATAACTTTAATATATTTTTGTCAATACTTAGCGTAGAGTATAAAAAATTAGCGCAATATAAAAAAGAGCTTCCCTTTGCATTTAAAAATAGAGCAGAGCTAATACGTGGACTTGCACTTTGGTCATCGTATAAGGAAATTATCCAACACTATATGGAAAAATATATTGAAGGAATACAATTTCACAAATTAAAAGCTGAAATAGATGAAGTCAAATTGACTTCTGAAGAATTTGAGCTTATTGCTGACATCTTGCTTATTGGATTAGCTGTAAGAAGCTATGATTTTGGAGATAATGGCTCCGATAAAGAAGATAATTTTGAACAAGAAACAAAGAATGAAAAGATTAGGCAAATGCTTCAAAAAGAAAAAGAGGCAAAACAAAAAGTGCTAGCCGCTAAACAGAAAGAAGCCAAAAATAGCGGCAACAAGGTAACAATGGAAAAATACATTATGAGTACTATATATACATTTGGAGTTAGTTTGCAAGAGCTTTATAATTCTAACCCTTATACTATTTTCTGGTATTTTAGAAACGTACAATTAATAGATATTCATAAAGTAAATCAAATTGCTGCTGGAAATGGTTTATTATCTGATAAGAAAGGTAGTAAATATAAAGGCATATTACAATATTAGAGGTGATTAATATATGGCAAGTTTAGTAGATCATTTTAATGATAAGTTTGGTATTGTTACGGTTTTAGACGCAACATTCTATAATACTGATGACGATACTCCACTCATTGAATTCGATACCCTTACTGTTTCAAATATTTCAGCAGAAGGGGAACAAAAAGAAATTAGAGGTGGCCAAGGTGCGGACCTATTAATGCAATATGATTACGGTCGTAAAGCAGAGATAGAGATTACAGACGCATTACTATCAATGGATTCTTTACAAAAACTATGAGGTTCAGATGACCCCATTAATGAATTTCAGTATTACGGTAAAGAAAAATTTGAAGCCGAGTTAATAGATTCAGACGGAATAGTTACTGTAAATGGTGTACCTACAGATAAAGACTCTTCAACTTTAACAGTTAATAAGGCAATTATTATGAAAGAAGACGAGACAGGGATGGACCAAGAACTAACAATAACTACTGGTGATGATTTTTCTGGAGTAGAAGAAGCACTTGAAAGTGGAGGCTTTTCAGTAACAAACTCAACTGTTAAAAGAAATGTTATTGTATACTTCAAAGAAGCTTCTGGGGAAGATAGTAAACAATTAACATTAACAACAGATAACTTCCCAGACACTGTTCACTTTGTCGGTACAACATTTGTTATCGACCAAAGAACAGGTAAAAGAAAAATGATGAACATTGAAATCCCTAAGTTAAAACTTGGGTCTGGCTTTGAATTCACATTAGAGGCTGAAGGAGATGCTTCAACATTTGACTTCTCTGGAGTTGCATTATCAAACGACGGTGACTTAATTAAAATGCAATATCTTGGAGACGTTGACTAAGTTAACAATTGATCAAAGACCTATTTAATTATAGGTCTTTTTTTTATAACTTAAAAATTGACTATTAATACATTTTATGTTATAATTATATTATAGTGGAGGTGTTGCAAATGTTTGATACATATAGTAGCTCAGGTGGAACCGCAACAGTTTACATTCGATATGCGGCTGACCACATTAGCAATAAAAAAGGAGATTTAGTAGCAGTTTTTACTAAATGCAACTTCTCATTAATTTTTGAGAATGATGGGAAGGAAATAACAAGAAATAAGTATTTAGCTTCAAATTTTCAATTAAATTTAAAGAAAGTTATAGTAGACCCAAGAAGTTTTTCAGAAAGTATTTATAATCTTTTAGCTCATAAAAGTGATACAGATAACATCGACATTCCTAATGTAGAAAAGATTATGACTGACAGTCAAGGAGTCGCTATTTTAAATTATACACCTTCAGGCGATATTAAAATTTTTAAAAACAAAGAACAGATAGAGAATTTTACTATTAATAATGATGTGCAAATTTCTAATTTAGATCCTGATGCCGAATACATTATTGACTATACTTATAATGTTAATACAGTTAGTTCTTTTGATATAAAGGAGAAAACTTTACCTTATTTTAATATAGAAATAGTTAATAGTGTTAGCATGGAAAACAATTCAAATAAAAAAATGTATTTAAATATAAATAGAGCTGCTTTAAGCTTAAATCCTACACTTAATTATGCTCAGAATGAAGTTACTAGGACAACTTTAGAGTTTAATATAATTAATGCGGAAGCAAAAGCGGTGTTTTATTAATGTCTAAGATACTAACTTTACCAGGTGAACTTATTGATAATAGAAGCACTTACTTACATACTTCTGTACATAATTTTAATAAAACAGTTCAAGATGCAAGTTTAATTTCTGTATTAGAGAAAAAAGCAGATCAAGCTGAGAGAGCCGCAATTAAAGAAATAAAAAGATTAATGGCTAGAGCAGAAGAATCAGAAGCAAGTTTTGTTAGTACCATGGTTTCAGAGGGTATATATGAAGGAGAAAACGGAAATAAGCGGACAGTTCTGGCTTTTTTCCAAAAGATTGTAAGTGAAGAATATCATAGTCCTAAAATAGTAGGCGCAATTGATAGAACTAAAGGGCAATACAAAAGAACATCTTCTGACGATAGATTAAAACAGATGAATTATAAAGACTTGGTAAAAGAAATAGATAATCTTTTAAATGAGCTTAATAAAGGAGTGAAATATGAAAAAAGATTTTCTCAGTCATTGGCACAATCTCAATACCAAAAATCTATTCAGATGTTAAAAAAATTTAGACAAGATTATGCTTCTAAAGCATATAATCAAAAAATATATGATAAACAAGGTGTTGCCGCTATTGAGATGGGCAGACTTTTAGAACCCGCTTTAGTAGCGTTAGTAGATGAAAAAATAAAGAAAACTTCGGAAAATATTAATGCTATTAATATCGGTAAAAAGAAAGCAGGAAAAACTTTAGCTGATATGCAAATTCAAAAGAGCGGTGGAAAAATCCCAAACTTTGGTGTAGATATAAAAAGTAACCCTTATTTGTATAAAAATTATAGAACTTATAAATTAGAGGACATATTTGATAAGTCAACAGCAAAAAGTGACCTTAATATATTAAGATACATATCTTATAATTTCTTTAATTTTCAAGGAAGCTTTGGTAATACAGGTGTTTTTACTAAAATATATAGACTATTAAGAAGAATATACTTTTTTTATCTTGTTGCTTTCAATTTATCTCCTTCAGGCGCTGGAGCGGATATAGCAAAAGATACAAAAGAGGCTATAATAATGACGCCTCAAAGAGCTTTCTATTATACAGATTTTTTTGAAGAATTGATTAGACAAATAAAAGCAGGAATGCCTTTAAGTAAAATTGGCAAAATATCTTTTGAAACTCCTAGGCATAGCGCTTATACTGGAAAACAAAAAGGTTCAAAAATAGCCAATTATAGTAGTACAAGAAATAAGCATTATAAGGCAAAATTAAAAGCTATTGGTAAACAAAATACTAACAGTATTGCTGCAGGTTATAGAACAATAAGCAATAGCTCTGAAGTTAAATCATTAAAAGAAGATATTCTAAACGGAATAAAAGATAAAAGTAAAGTAAGATTAGCAACTCAAATAAATGTAAGAAAACTATAGGAGGAAATAATAATGAATTTAGAAGAGTTAAGTAAAAAAGAAAATGTATCTGAAGAAGAGGTTTTTGATTATTTTGAGGTAAAAAATAAAAACGAACTTAAAAACCTTATAATGAATAAATGTGTTAGTACTGATATTAATGAAAATATGAATGGAGATATGTTATATGTAGGTCTCGATCAGATATATGAAAGATTTGAAGAAAGTGAATACAATACAATACAAGAAAGAGTAATGTTTTTTGCAGTAGTTTTAAATGCTTTTGATATTTTAAGCATTAGTGAATTTATGCTAATGGTGAATTCTATAAGTCCTTTTGAAATATTAATAGTTTTAGAAAGAGAATTAGGCGAAAAAGAAGAAGTTCGCTACTACAAAGAGCTTTATAATGAATATAAAGAAAATCAAGAAAAAATGAGTTTAGTAGTTAAGAATGCACTTGAACATTTTAATACTACTTTAGAAGAAAATATACAAAACTTTGACCCTGAACAACTTGATAGTTTAATTGGGCAAGCGAAAAAAGATTTAGATAAATTAAAAAAGTAAGCTGTTAATATAGCGGTGGTGTTTATATATGGCAAAAAGTAAAATAAGTTATAGCGCTAAATTAAATTTAGAGCTAAAAGGCTTAGATAAATTAAAAAAATTACAAAATAAAATAAAAAACACCCCCAATATGGGCAAAGGTGTTAAAAAAGAGTTTGATCAAGCCGGAAACAATTTCAATAACACGATGAAAGAAGTAGAGAGAAGAATTAAATCTGGTAATTTTAAATTCTCAGATTTAGGCATCGAAGATCAAATTAAAAAATTAGAAAAAATTACAAATAAGAGAATAGGTACAATAAAAGGTGGGATTACTAAAAAAGATACTGATGTTGGTGCTCAACAAAAAACAATAAAAAAGCTTAAAGATCAGTATAAAAATCTTGACGATACTATAGAAAAGGCTAGAATTGAAGTTACTAAATTTGAAAATGAAGGTCAGAAATTAAAGAAAAAATTTAATATAGACACTACTGATATCGAAACTATTAATAGAAAAATAAAGGAGCAACATAAATTAATAGCAAATGAGCCTAAAAGTAGTAAAGCAAAACAGAGTGCTATTAAAGAAGCAGCTAGGCTTAAAAAAGCTAGAGAAGCTGCAAAAGGATATAATCAAGAATTAGGAAAGAAAAACGCAATAGTTGATGGCTATATTTCTAAAAGAGATGAGGTCTTTCAATCCTATAAAAAAGAGCAGCAAATTAAAGACAAAATGAATCAAGAAAAAATGAAAGGTATTGATGATCCAGCTATAAATAGCGCAGAGCAGATGAGGAGTAAACTAAGGAATATAAAGCTTGGTGGCACAGAGATAAAACAAGAAAAAGAAAAGAAAGCGGCTAAAGCTAAAACTGCAAAAACTACGAAACAGTTAGAAACTGCTGAAAAAAGTCATAATGATACAATAGGTGATAAGGTTGTTAGTGGTATTAAATATTATGTAGTTTTAAACCAGTTAAAAAAACTTTATAGCTCTTTAGCAAAAATAGTTAGTGAATTTGATGAAGCAATGACTACCGTTGCGATGGTTTCTTCTATGAATCGTGACGAGGTTTGAGATTTATCAGAAGCCTATAAAGAACTTGGTGATCAAGTAGGAATGGCAGCTACTGAAGTAGCTGAGCTATCTATTTATTTCTTCAGGCAAGGTAGAAGTGCACAAGATGCTTTAGAAATGACACGTGTAGCAGCTGAGTCTGCTAGAGTTGCATCTATTGATGCCACTGAGTCTGCGAACTATTTAACATCTGCAATTAATGGTTTTGAACTTGCTGCATCAGATGCGGAAAATGTAGCCGATAGATTTGCGAAACTAGGTGCGGCTTCGGCCTCATCTTATGATGAGTTAGCTAGAGCAATGAGTAAAGTTGCACCATCAGCTAAATCTTCTGGTGTTGACATAGACCACATGATGGGTTTCCTTGCTAAAGGTATAGAAACAACTCGTGAAGCACCACAAAATATTGGTACAGCGTTTAAAACGATTTTCGCTCGTATGCAAGAACTTAGTGATTTTAGTAAGACATTAGAAGATGGTGTTAATGTAAACAGAGTTGAAAAGGCGCTAGGCACTGTTGGTGTTGAACTTAGAAATACAATGGGCATATTCCGTCCAGCACAAGAAATTATTATGGATTTAGGTGAAAAATGGGATGGATTAGATAGGAATATGCAATCTTATCTAGCAACTATTATGGCTGGTATTAGACAGCAACCAAGATTATTAGCACTTATGAATAACTTTACCAGAACACAAGAACTTGTTACGAAGTCACAGAGTGCGGCTGGTGAAATGGCTATTCAACATGCCTCTTATCTTGAAGGATTAGAAGGTAGCGTTCAAAGATTAACAAATGCTTGAACAGGTTTCATTGATAGCATTAGTAGTTCAGAACAAATTATTACATTCGTCGATCTTTTAAGAAAAGGCTTAAACGGTTTAACGTCAGTAATACAATGATTTGGAGAAGGCGGGACTGTAATGGTGACGGCTATCACAGCAATGACTGTTGCAATTGTTTTATCCCAAGTTCAATTAGTCAAAAATACCCTTTCTACAATTAAAAATATACTAGCTAAACAAAAACAACTAATGATTGAAAGAAAGTTGATAGTAGTAAACAAGATTAAAGCAAGACAAATGAAGTTAAGACTTTTATATTTAAATAAAGAAAGTACTGCTTTATCTAATAATCTTAAGCTTAGAAGGACCACTTCAAAAGCTGCCAGTCTACAATATAAAAGTGTGATAGTTGGAGCTAAAGGTGCTGCATTCGCAACGCGAATGCTGACAATGGCAACAAAAGGTTTAGTAAAAGCATTTTTACCTTTATTAGCTTTGACAGTAGCATTAAAAGTTGTGTCATGGGTTTGAGAAAAAATAGCTCCAATAGTAGGCAAGGTTATTGATTATTTTAAAGATGCAACACAAACAACAGAAGAATTAGGCAAAAACATAGAAGAATTACAGGTACAAATACATAATTTAGATAAGGAGAAAGAACAAGTATCTGATTTAGTTGAAGAATTTGATACTCTTAATTCTAAAGTTAGCCTAACACAAGATGAGATGAAAAAATTAGATGTTATTTTAAGTAATCTCTCTAAAGCAGAGCTTGGTGACTATCAAGATTTTACTGAAACAACAGCCTCTGGAAGGATTACTTTTGATAGAGAAAAATATAAAGAAGCTCTTGAGTCTGTTAACGAAGAAAAACAAGGATTAGAACAATACCAAATTGACACATATAATAAAGCTATAGAAGAGCACGGTATTAGTGAAGCAATGCAGAATTCTGGAATAGAAATTATACATAAAAGGATTTTATTTAGAGACATGGCTATTGAATTTGAGAATTTAGATGACAAAGTGAAGACTCAACTTACTAATCAATTAGACAAGGCAATAACTGATATGGATTTTGCTACATATTTTAAAAAAGCCCCATTAGAAATACCAATATCCGTAGCTAATGTTAAAGCAACAGATTGAAAGAGCTTTGTTGTTGAAAATACCGACTTACCAATGGATAGAATTCAAGATATATTAGAAAATCAGGGGTATAATGATGATTGGTATAAAACCGATGAGCAACTAAAAGGCCTTTTCTATAATCGAATAAATGATGGTGAAATAACAGAAAAAGAAATAATGGAACAATATAGAGAAGAATTAAAGGAATGACTTCCTGAAGCACTTAAAGAGCAGTATAAGGTACAATCTAGTGAATACGATGAAGCTATAAACGCTATTGATGGCACTGCAACAAAAGAAGAGGAAATTGCAGCAGAAATTAATTCTATTTCTGCTGGAAGAGAAGTTGCTGCAAAGATAATAGAAGAAAGTTCTGCTAGTGAAGTGATTAAGGATATGGCAGAAATTGCACTAGATAACGCAAATTTAGAAGCTGTTGCTATTAAAAAATTAAAAGATAAATACCAAATGGACATTGAAGCAATTGTTTCTTGAAAAAGTGATGGTGTTGGTTATAATAAAATGCAGAATTTATTTGATAAGGTTGAAAATAATATTGAAATTAGCCCTCAAGATAGTTTTAAACACTTTCAAGATAGATCAGCTATAATGGGTTCAGACTACTTCGATTTTTCCGGATCATCTAGAATAGGCCCAGTAATTCCTGGCATGGAAGAAATTGAAGGTTTAATGGAGAAGTTCACATCAGCAAAAACAAATCTTGAAAGAATAAATATAATAGACGAATTGGATTTAAAAAATACAGGAGAAATTATAAGTGAATTATTTGGAATGACCCATAAAGGTATTGAAGAAATCTCAAGAGGCATGGACCAAGCTTCTGAAGAAGCGCATAGATTACAGGATTTACGTGAAAGCTTTTCAAAAGGAGACGCTTCTGCCAAAGATTTAGGGCAATTCGCTCTAGAGTATGGGCAAGATGGAATAAACGCCCTTGAAACAGGCGAAGGACTTAATGATCTTATTATAGAAAGAAATAGATTGCGTAAAATTGAATTAGGAAATAATGTAGAAGAATATGAATTAGCTTTAAAAAATAGTGATTTATCAGATGAAGAGGAAGCTTCTATGAAGAAGACTCTTTTATGACAAGAACTTCTATTAGCCAACTATGAGGACATTACCAAATTAGATATGCAAAGAGCAAATTCTTTAAAAGATATAAATGGATATCTTGAAGATGCAGAAAATATGCACAATAGAGCGTCTTCACTAAGAGATATGGGCCTTGAAGAAGTTGCAGAATTATTTGACTCTTTGGGTGATAAAACATTAGATTTAGGTTTTGAATCATCTAAAGAATTAATAGAACAAGACATAGAGAGTTTAACAACATTAGGTGATGAGTTGGCTAGTATGGATGGTGCTGTTAAAGAAGACGGCATTTGAAAATATAACGGTGATGATGAGGACGTTGACGATAGAGTAAAAGAGTATAATAGTAAAGTGGATGAAGCCAAAGGTTCTATTGACCAGTATATAGAGCTTTATGAATATGAAGAAGAACAACTTGAAGATCAACTCAAAGAAACAAATAAAGCAATTGAAGAGCAGTATAGTGAGAGAATTGACACTATCAAAGAAGCTCATGACCAAAGATGAAATGATATAGAGTACGAAAGTGATTTAAAAGAGTCTAATCAAGACATACTTAATATTCGCCGCAGAATTTCTGCGTTATCTAGACAAGACTCTAGGGCTTCTAAAGCGAAATTACAAGAAGAAGAAAAAACTATGAAAGACGCCCAAAAAGAGAGACAAAAAATGATTGAGAAAGAAATTATGGAGCAAGAAATTAAAATACAAGAAGATGCTCAGGAAGAGAAGCTTAGACAAGCGGAAGTTAAAAATACAGAGGCAATGAACAATCTTACAGGATCTGTTGATGGCCTTGCAGGAGCTATTGATAGATTTATTGGTTCTATCACATCAGGTAGTGGAGAAACAGATGGGCCTGATGGTGGGGCAAATACAAACACAGATAGCGGGACTGATAATGGCCGA